GCATTAAATACAGAATTTGTGGCATCTGTTTCAAATAAACCAAAATCAGTGTTCACAGTATCTAGCCAATAAGTACCGTTTGCAGGTGCTCCAATTGGTCTAACACTGGTGCCTACCAATTGATTCAAGTCAATGTCAGCACGAATAGCAAACAGTTGATTGGTTAAACCCAATGCTGAATAAGCAGCCATCAAGCCGTATTCGTTTATTTCGCTACCGTTTACTGGTGTGCCACTTGCGCTCAACGGGAAACTAGGTGTACCCATTTGAGTAACTAGGTCTCGTTGACTTGTGAATGCCAACAGTTGGCCAGCATTTGCTTTGCTGGTACCATTAGCAGCAGCGCCATTGTACGTTTTATCTTGTGCAGTTGCCAATAATACTAGTGGAACCGAGCCAATATTGTTGTTGACATATTGACTTTGATCGTTAATGGAAATTTGAATTCCTGGTGATACTAGTGCCATGTTAAATTCCTTTATAATGCATAGTTAAAGTTATTTATCGGAATGGCCCAATTTTAGCCGTTTAGATTGCCCTTAATTAAGGTTATGCTTATAAATACAGTTATGAGACCTTTATGCCCCACATGTAATCTGCGCCCGGTGGCCATCAACAGTCATCGTGGTGAACGAACCTACTATCGCAAGGTGTGCGATGCCTGTTCTAGGACCGGACGCAAGTTAAAGCCGGATGCACCCACCTGGGCCAAAAGCGGGTACGTGAAAAAGCCGCAGTGTGACAAATGCGGCTTCAAGTTCAAATTGGTAGAACAGAGTAATGTGTTCTACGTGGACGGCAATTTAAAAAACAACAACTGGCACAATCTAAAAACTGTGTGCCTCAACTGCCAACAAGAACTGTATCGTGGCAGAATCTCTTGGAAGCCGTCACCTATTGTACCAGATTTTTGATCTGACGATATAGATCTTCCACACTGCCGTTGTTGTCTACTTCGGCATCAAACTCGGTACCGATCCAGGCATACTCGCTGGCATGCACGTCGGGATACTGATAGCGCATGCCAATTTGCTTTTTCTCTTTGTTGGGCTGACTGTGTCTACCATTTGATTTGTTGTCAAGCAGGGCACAACTGTACCACTCGGGAAGATCTCCGCGTTGTACCCAAATCACTTTGCCGCCCGAATTCTTGATTGATACTATTTCGTTGGGAAATCTACAGTCACTAATTACCACATTATCTCGACTGTTACGCAATTTGTTTTCAAGGCTGGCTATCCAGATGTCGTCATGAAAGCCTTGCCTGAATACTTCTGTGCCCCAGTGTTGCAGTACCCAACGTGGCGTCAGCTCGGCTATGCCCAAACGTTCACTCCACCATGCGTCTTGTTCTTCTCGCCATTCGCGGCTTTCGGTTGTTCTGCCCTCTAGCAGTTCTCGATCCCAACCAAATATATCTGCCACTGCGTCTTTTAGCGTGGTTGCAAAACTGTCTCGTTTGAATCCGTGAAAGTTAACCAAGTAGTCTGCTACTGTGTCCTTGCCTGCAGATATAAATCCACATACACCTATAATCATAAAAATTCTCCGTATAGGAGCATTATTACACAATGTACAACAAAAGTCAAATTATTTTTTCTTCAATTGGACAGGTCCACGTGCTTGCATCGGGCTGGTTCGATTCACTGTTGTGGGTTCTTGGCTTTTACGACTGCCCCAATTGGTTTTTTCATGATCGCCCACATGGTGTGCGGCATTGTCAATCATTTCTTCTTCAATGGGATGATAGGGTTTGACCACGGGATCACCACCTGTCCAGTTCTCGTCGCCCATGCTCGCATTGGGAGTGTTCCCTGCTCCGGCTCCGGCTAGGGCTCGTATAAATCTTGAATGCAAGTAGCCACTGCCATGATACAGGTTTTGTCCGGGCAAGGTATGAGCATGTCCCATAACCGATTCATGTTCGGCATCGATCACTCTAGACTTGGCAGTTTCGGTTATGATTTCTGTAATTTTCATTGTGTTATCCCATTATCCATGTGAGTGGTTGTCCGCCATCCACGTACATCTTGAGTTCTTCTTCCAGTTTCTCCATGCCTTCTTTGGCTTCATTCTTTAATGTAGCACCGTTAAGTGTGGCACCACCTTGTGGGCCAGCAATCTGACTGAACTTTTCACGTGCTTCGCCAAGTATCATTTTACAGAAGTTGTAAGCATACTCTTGTATCCAGGGAAAACTGTAGGGATCGTTCAAGATCATTTGATCGGGTTTGGTGTTGAAGATCCAGAGCAGTACGCTTTCTTGATCTTCCACTCTGGGATTGGCTCCTTGCCACGGCATCTTGCGTGCCAAGGTCAATTTCTTTGTAACTGGATTGAATGTAAAGTTGATGTGTCCACCAAACATGGTCATGGCCAACTTCTGATAGTCCACAAACAATTCGTAGTTGGTGAGTCCACCCACACGTCCTGCCACCAACATGTAGGTGTTCAAGAAGCCGCTGCTGAATGGTTCAAATTGACTAGCAGTTGTTCCTGTTACTGATCCAATACCGCGTCTGAATATTTGACGCACACTCACAATCTCTTTGGGCAAGATGTATTCTTGTGTTTCGGGAAGAAGTGTTAGGCTGGCGTAACTTTCTTCGGTGCTGTTTTGTGCACGTTGACGATACTTGATCAAGGCCTGCTTGATTCCCATCTCGTAGTGCTCGTTTTCCAGTTCAACATCCACTATGCCATCTGCTAGACGCATACGAATATAGTCTGTAATGGCACTGCGTTGTAGATCACTGCTGGGGTAATAACCAGCATCATATGCAATATGGCCTGCACCGGATCCTGTGCTGGAATTATAAAGGCTCGACGTAATAATATTGCTATTAGCGTCAAAGCCAGTGTCTTGTGCTATGTTACCTGTATAAGGTGTTACCATACTGTATTCTCCGAATACAGTATTTATCCATTACTGGGTCTTGAGTAGCACAACATCAGTGCTGATGCGCCCGTTGAGCTTGGCTTCTGTGGCCTTGATATCGTCTAGGAACTTGCGTAACTGCACTTTACCCGCCTTGGCAAACTCCTTGAGCTTTTCCTCAGGTTTTCTCAAGGTCTTCATGGTACTCTTGTCAGTATCAAAGTTGATGATACTGGTGCCTTTGACGTTTAGGGGCTGATAAGCAGTTGCCACATATCGTCCCAGTTTACGAGTTTTAATGTTGTAAACCCATAGCTCCTGTGCACCCACAATTTCTGCGGGATTGATTGATACTATTTTGAGTACCGGATCGGTCTTGGCGTATTTGAGCTTGGCAATTACCTTTTCTTTGCTAGGCGCCTTTTTAACTCTGGCTTTCTTGAGAGATTTTTTAACATTCTTGTACTGTTCCAGTGCCGCCAGTAGTGAATCTATCCAGCCAATGATGCGTTTGAAATCTGCGGCCTTGTAGTGTCGATAGCCCTCTGTGAGTTGTTCTTCAACACGACCCTTGGCCAGTTCTAGTTCGCTGGCACGATTGGCATAAAGTTCTTCGTATTTGCTGATTTGACTCTGTACCACGTTGTTAGCAACCAAAAAGTCATAGGGTTTGAAATCGGTTTTGATGTTCTTGACCACATCGTCATAGTGTCCCTCTAGCTCGCCTATGATTTCGCTGGTCTTTTCGTTTAAGCGATCTTGAATAGTGGGTGCACGATACACCGGTTTGTCTTCTACCACTGCCACTTCTACAGGTTCGGGATCGGCTTTGGCTATTGCATCCAGAAAGCACTGATTTAAAAACTCTAAGTGTCGCGGTTTGAGTGGCATGTTGGCACGAATATTGGCCATTACTAGACTACAGGCTGTCATCGGAATACTTTTATCCGAAGTACGCTCAAATGCTCTAACTTGTTCTTTGGTGTATTCTTTGGGTCTCAGTTTCAACCACTCGATCACGTTCTTACGTGCGTCCTTTTGACTATAGTAATAATTGTAGTAGTAAAAACTTTGGCGAAGTTTATGGTCAAACTCAGCATCGGTCAAGCCAATGTCGGTCTCGTTCCAGTCTGGTTCACCACCAGTGTACTTTTCATCGTGAAAAGCGGGATTACGAACCTTGGTTTGTTTTGTTTTGATCTTAATTCCGGCTACTGTGGCCATAATAACTCCTGCAAAATTATATTATACTACATCTTGAGCAAAGAGCCAAATACCAGTTGTTGCTCTAATACAACAAGAGCCTCGTCCAGTTTTTGGGCTATTTCTGTGTACTTTGGCGTTAATCGATTTCGGCGTCGACAATTCACAAATTCCCCGTCCAATTGTGCCCAATATCCCACACAATTTTGCAACATTAAATGCAATTTGGCGTCGCCCAGGCGAATCACCGTGGGACGGGCATCAGCTATTCGGTTATAAAGGTCAGGACTGTGCATGTGCATAACTGTAATTATACAGGATAAATCATTACCTGTCAATTTGGGTAAATACATAATACTCGGGGATTCACTGTGGCAAGATTAAGTTTATGGAAAGACGGCAAACATTCAAACGATTACAAGTTCTTTGATCGTCGCATTTCGGAAATGTTCACAATTGGCGGTACAGGCATACTGCTAAACAAATATCTTGGTCCAATCGAGCAAGGCACATTTGTTTCTACATCGGCATCACAAAGTCAACCCGACATACAACTACAATTTAGCAACACCAACGGAATTGCAGTAGGTGATTTTGTTTACGGCACCGGGATAGCCACTGGTGCCACTGTGATTGCCATGACCAGCACCGCAGTCACTTTGAGTACTCCCACCACTTCGGCAGTGGCCTTGGGCGCCAGCATCGGTTTCAGCAAAGATGCCACACAACCAGCATACACCAATCAAAGTGCACAGAACATACAGGATCTGTTATGGACTGAAAATCGTGATAGAAAGTACGACAAAGACATTTATAAAATGCGTGGTATCTATCAACGTGCCGATCAAGACTTTGATTTGAGCCAATTTGGTTTATTCCTACAGACTGGCACTATTTTCATGGTATTCCATTTGCGTGACATGGTAGATCAGATTGGTCGCAAGCTGATTGCTGGCGATGTACTTGAACTTGAACACCTAAAAGACTACGATGCTCTTGATGGCGACTTGCCGGCTGCACTAAAAC